AGGAACTGACACAGAAGACACTTTAGTTGGACTCGTGTGGCTTATCTTTACACATAGGCTTCATCACTTGTTTGCTGAAGGGCGTTTTGTAGATTAATTAACCACAACTAAGAGTAACGACGATAGGATGCCTTGGTAATGGAAACTATTTCTGACATCGCCAACATAGCAACAGCCGTTATCTCAGTAGCGTCTATCATCGCGGCTGTAACGCCTACACCGAAAGATGACGTTTGGATTGCCAAGCTCTACAAGGTGCTAGAGGTTCTAGCTGTAAACATCGGCAAAGCAAAACAGTAGGAGATACTGACATGGGAAAAAATGAAAAGACCCCAATCACAGTAAACGATAAAGAGTATTTTGTTGAGGACATGACCGATCAGCAAAAGACTGTGATTAATCACATTAAAGACTTAGACCGCAAACTAGCAAGCGCAAAGTTCAACGTGGACCAGTTATCAGTAGGTCGTGACGCGTTTGTAAATATGCTTGCAGAATCCTTAGAGCAAGAGCCAGACGAGTGATATAATTACCCCCCATAGACTTTACTTTTTATGGGGGATTCTTTGTGGACTTGGCAGAGAAGGCACTTGAGAAACTAGCGCATCACGAGCAACTCTGCGAAGAACGCTTACGGCGTCTTGATGAGAAAATAGACGCGGCTCACAAAGACATAGCCAGTAATAGGACAGCGGTATTCGCCCTGTACCCATTTATCTTTGGCGCAGTGGTATTCGCTCAATGGATACAGTAAAGCTATGGATATCAACGACTCTACCGATATCACCATTCCGATACGCAACCTAATTGCGATGGTCGTCGCCACGTCTATCGGAACGATGGCTTACTTCGGCATACAAGAGCGCCTGAACACCATAGAACACTCGCTAGACAAGTCTCAGATGGAGATAGAGCGGAACACCGAGTTTCGCATATTGTGGCCCAGAGGCGAATTGGGAAGCCTTCCCGACGATGCTAGGCAGGATATGTTGATTGAAGGCGTTCAACTTGACGTGCAAGATCTTAGAAAGATGCAGGACGAGGTTCACGATTTGACCATTCGTATCGGGACTATGGAGTCACTCTACTCAACGGAGCAAAAATGATGTTGCAGTCTTTGATCGGCCCGATTACTGGCCTCATTGGCGACCACTTCAAGCGAAAGGCAGAAGAAAAGCAGGCGACACACGAGCGCAAGCTGCAGGTGATACAGAACGACGCATCCTGGGAAAACAAGATGGCCGACGCCAGCAGTAATAGCTGGAAAGACGAGTTCTGGACCCTTTGCCTGGCCGCTCCAATCTTTATGATCGGTTATGCCATAGCCATGAATGATGTCGCCGTTATTGAGCGCGTAGACATGGCATTCGCCGCACTCGATACCCTGCCTGAGTGGTATCAATATCTGCTATTCTTAGCCGTAAGCGCTTCGTTTGGTATACGTGGGGCTGACAAACTAATGAACCTACGGAAAAAATAATGCTGACCCACTTCCGACTTGAGGAATTCAACTGTACACACACTAACACCAACGCCATGGATGAGGCATTCCTGCTGCGCCTGGACGAGCTGCGAACCAAGTGCGGATTCCCCTTCAAGATTACGTCAGGTTTTCGCGATGCTTCCCATCCAAGTGAGGTCGTTAAGGCCGCCCCAGGCACAGGAACGCATTGCCAGGGGATCGCTGCCGACATAGCCGTCAGTAATGGCGTTGAGCGCATGAACATCGTCCACGAGGCCCTTAAAATGGGATTTTCTGTGGGTGTAGCGCGGAGCTTCGTGCACGTCGACGATAGGAAAACTACCCCCGTCCTTTGGACCTACGCATAAAATAAGTCACCATCCTGGTTGACGGTGTCAGCCATCGGGTATACGCTGTGTCTGTCCAATTAAGGAGGGACACACAATGTATATCATCATTAACTACCCATACGGCGAGGATCTGACTGCGATCGAAGGCGCGGAAGTTATCGAGTGGATCGATGACAATACCGTGGCTTTAGATGTCGATTTCGAAGACCTCGACGTCCGCTATCGCTCAGATAAGAGCGTCGAACACCACGAAGCCGAGGGAGCTGTATTTCTCGAGACCGTGTTTTCCGTAGACCTACATCACTGCAAATTCGGCTGTCATCACGTTCTAAACGAGGATGCAATCGAGGGTCATATCCTGGATATGGAGGAAGCAGCATGATGGACGCAATGAAAGCCATACAAGAGGAGCTTGCACTGAGCATTTTGCTGCACGCATCCAGGCATAACGACTACAAGCAGAAGGCGTATATGGATTTTATCCAATCGTCATCCCGCGAGTGGCTGGCTGGCTTTGCTGACTGCGAGCGAGGCGAATACAAGGGCGAGACAGCTGCGTACAGCTCTGGCTATTGGAACTGCCATCACTATCTTGAGTCAGCCTCATACATCGAAGGGGAGTACCTGACCTATGAGTAAATTCAGCGAGCTGTCAAAAATCGATGTAGGCGAGTTCATCGAGAAAAAGGGCAATTTGTCCTATATCAGCTGGGCGTCAGCCTGGCAGATGCTTTGTGAGCAGTGTCCAGACGCAACCTATGAGCATCACGAGCCTGTGACCTTTGCGAATGGCGAGGTCATGGTGTCGTGCACTGTCACAGTCGATGGCGTGTCGCATAGGATGCACTTGCCTGTCTTAGATCACAGGAACAAGCCGATCCAAAACCCGAGCGTGTTTCAGCTCAATACGTCCATGCAGCGCTGCTTTGCTAAAGCCATTAGTATGCACGGCCTGGGCTTATACATTTACCGTGGCGAGGATTTGCCGCCCACGTCGCCCTATGACGAGGCCATAAAGGCCATGGCGGATTCGGTTAAGTTTCACCAGTACATCAACGGCCTCAGCGAGGAGGAGCAAAACGAGGCATTCAACGGCGCCCCATCGGGCGAAAAAACAGCCTTTAAGGCTGCATGGCGCGACCTGCTGACAGAGGCTGAGGAGCTTTTTGAGGGCCAGGTCGACTACATACGAACCGCCATCGAACAAGAAGATGGCAGCAAGCTCGCAGAGGCATGGGCCGAGTGCACCGATTACGAGAAATCGATCATTCGCAATCGACTGTCCGCTGATGAGCGCAAGCAAGCAAAACAACTACTAGGAGCGTAGACATGGAAAACACATACAAGCCACCAGTGAACAAAGGCAACCTGCACCGCAATCAGTTCAAGGAGAAAGATAACCAGCCCGATTATCGTGGTTCGATTAATGTTTGTGGCGAGGTTGCAGAGCTGGGCGGCTGGATCAACACAAACAAGAACGGCGCCAAGTACCTGGGGCTGGAAATAACGCCGCCAGAGGGGTATGTTTTTCAGCTTGTGCCCGAAAACCTAGAGACGCCACCATCACAGGGACCAGGCGGACCAAGGCCAGGCGATTCATCACTTGACGAGGATATGCCGTTTTGACGACTAGCAAGCCGATCTACGATACGGGTCGGGCACTGCGAACGCTGCAGGATGACCTGGGAATGAGCAGTTCAGATATTGCTCGATTCCTGGGTGTTTCGCGCCAGGCGGTGCATAAATGGAGATGCGGGGAGTCGATGAAATTCGTCACAGCTGTCCGCATTTGTGAAGCGCTGGGGGTCTCAATCGAAGAGTTCGAGAAAGCCAGCAAATAAAAAAAGGGGCCTATAAGGCCCCAGGGGTGCGGCGCGGTAACGTCGCTAGGAGGGTACAACATGGATCTCGGAGAGTTCCTTGATCGACTCCCATCATACCGCAAAAGCGGCAAGGGGAGCTACATGGCGCAATGTCCAGCACATGACGACAGATCGCCATCTTTACGCATTACAGAGGGCAACGACGGGAGAATCCTGATCTATTGCTACGCTGGGTGCTCTGTTTTTGAGGTCTGCGATGCCGTACAGGTAGACGTTTCTGACCTATTTCCGCCAACCGATAGAAATTTCCCGCCCATGCGTAGCACTAAGGGCGATGATTTGGATGATTATGTCGTCGAGATCTACGAGGCGCACGTTGACCAGGGCAGCAGGATAAAGGCGTCGGACAAGGAGCGTTACCGTCAAGCGCTGATCAGGGGAGGCAAGCGAAACGGGTTTGTCGATAAGCTATTGAAGGAGACCTCTTGAGTATTGCCGCTATCAATTGGGCGCTTAATGTCGTGATCGATGTGACTTCAACTCAGAAGGCCGTTTTAATCGCCCTGGCTGATAGAGCTGACGAGGATGGCTACTGTTACCCTTCGTATGACGATATCACCAGGCGGTCATGTGTAAGCCGTAAAACGCTTATTACAGCCCTCAAAGTGCTAGAAGAAAAACAGCTAATTACTCGACATCGGCGCTATTCACAGTCGACCATCTATAGGGTCAATATTACGCCTATTGATAGGAGTAAAATGACACCTATGGATAGGAGTAAAACTACACCTATAGATAGGAGTAAAATTACACCTCTAACCACCAATGAATCATCAATTATTAACCATAAGGAATTCGATGAGTTTTGGGCTGGTTATCCACGCAAGACAAACAAGGCAAAAGCCAAGACTGCATTTGATCGACTAACCCAAAAAGACCGAAAAGCTGCTACGCAGGCACTGGCCATTTATCCATGGTCTACTGAGCAGCGGTACATACCTCACGCATCGACCTGGATACATGGGCGGCGATGGGAGGATGAATTCGAGTCAAACGAAACAATAAGAGAGCTAGAGATATGAGAGTTATCGAAAAGAGGGATTTCACGGACAAGGAGCTGCAGGAAGTTTTCGCCATGAGCGAGGCGGCTGACGTGGTAAAGATTGAGCACTTCGAGAAAGCGTTTTTCGATAGGGTGCAAACTGACCCCGTCACCTACGGATACCCGCTTCCCTGGATAGATACGCACGATAAAGTTCGGCTGCGGACGGGCGAGGTAAGTGTCTGGTGCGGGATTAACGGACACAAGAAAAGCACCATCGCATCGTTTGTACTGACGCACCTGGCGCAGCACGTAAAGGTCGGTCTGGCATCGTTTGAGATGAAGATGAGCGACACGGCCTTTATGATGTGCAAGCAGGCAGCAGCAGCCGACCAGCCACCTATGGGATTCGCCGAGGATTTCTTCAAGTGGGCAGGGGAGCGCGTCTACTGGTACAGGGCCCTGGGCGGTGTCGAGCCTCTCGAGGTGCTGGGCTGCATCATTGCCATGGCCGATCGAGGAGTAAAGGTCGTCCTGGTTGATAACCTTCAATTCTGCGGCGTTACCGATGACACAGAGCGCGAGCGCTTATTTATGAATCAGCTGCTGGGTATTGCAGAGGCTAAGGATGTCCATATCTGCATGGTTCATCACGTAAGGAAGCCGCAGACGGGTGGTGACGAGTACGTGCCAACACGGTTCGACGTGCGCGGAGGCGCTACAATTGTCGATCAGGCACACTTGTTGTTCATTGTTTGGCATAATAAACGACGACAAAAGGTAAAGCAGTTCCAGGGTATGGGCGAGAAGCTCAACGATAAGGAGCAATTAATTTTGGCAGAGCCTGATTTGAAGCTAATAGTGGCCAAGCAGCGAAATGGGCCCTATGAGGGTCACATCAACCTGTGGGAAGGCAAGGGCCTGACGTTTAAAAAGGCCGAAAGCCATCGATCGATGCACATCGAGTTCCCGCGCACATGAGTCAATTCTGGCTGATTAAAGACAGGCAACAGATCAAGGAGCGTGTCGCCTTCTTTCAGCGCTGGCTCGAGACTGAGTGGGACTTCACTAAGCCAGTGGCCTGGGAGGCCAAGCCATACCAAAACAAACGATCATTAAATCAAAACGCACTTTCGCACGTCTGGTATCGCGAGATGGCCGAGCACTTTACGGCCAAGGGGTACGAGATAAACGAAGACGACATGAAAGATCTCTGCAAGCACAAATTTTTAGGTACTGAGGATCGAGTAATCCACAACACGGTGATCCCTGGGCAACTGAGGAGCACTAAGGCGCTTAAAACTGGCGAAATGATGGACTATCTCGATCAGGTTTGGGCATGGGCAGCAGATCACGGCATTACGCTAAAAATCCCTGCTGATTCCGAATACATGAAGCTCAAGGGGGGAACATGAGTGGATTAATGCGGTTTTGTACCACAGAAAGGCAGCGCAAAGTCATAGAATTACACGAGCAGGGCCTAGGTTATACCAGGATTTCCCAGGAGCTTGGGGGCTCCAAGTACACCATCCGAGACGTGGTGAAAACCATTATGGCCAGGGCAGCAGCGCAGGGTTATGCCCCCGCGCATGACATGGTGCATACGGTCCCGCATGGGTTCAACGTGAAAGGGGTGTCCACGTACTACGATTCGGACGGGAAACCTAGTGGCCAATGGGTGAAATCGATGGCCGATAAGGAGGTCCAGTTCCAGGCAATGATCGAGCGCATCGAGCTGGCCTGCGAGGGCATCAAGCCGTGGAAGCCAATCAAGCAGCCTGCAAAGGTCGAGCAAAATCTTTTGACCCTGATGGTCATTACGGATTTTCACCTGGGCGCTTATTGTTGGGGACAGGAAACTAGCGAGGACTACGACACTAATATGGCGCGGGATTTGTTTTTGTCTAGCATCAAAGAGATGATCGACAGCACGCCCAAAAGCAAGATCGGGATGCTCTGCAATCTCGGTGATTTTTTGCACTGGGACGGTCTGGACCAACTCACTCCGTCTGGCAAAAATCTACTTGAGGGGGACTCGAGATACAGTCGCATAGTCGATATTGCCATGACGGTCATGGACGAGGCTGTCCGCATGATGCTCAAGAAATACGAAAAGGTCGTTTTTGTGTGCGCGGAGGGTAATCACGATCTTGCTGGGTCTATCTGGCTACGCAAGTTTATCCGCAAGCTGTACGCAAATGAGCCAAGGCTCGAGGTTATCGACAACGACTTCCCATATTACGCGTATCGACATGGCGACACGATGCTCTGCTTCCATCACGGGCATAAGGCCAAAATGGGCAGCTTACCCAAGGTGTTTGCAAGCGAGCCACGATTTCGAGAGGACTGGGGAAAGTCTAAGATCGCCTATATACACTCGGGCCATTATCACCATGAGAGGCTGCTGGAAGACGCTGGCGCGATTACAGAGCAGCATCCGACTCTCGCTTCTAGAGACTCATACGCGACCCGCCTGGGCCTGATGTCGCAGCGTGGCGCTAAGGTAATTACCTACGATGCAACCGATGGTGAGGTCGCCCGAATCACGGTAAGGCCGAAAGTGTGATACTCGCAGCGCACCTGGAGAATGATTCGATCATATTCCTTCTTGCGTCGACGATATACGCGGTCATACCGCACCCAGAAGCGCCAGACGAGTCGAGCCTGGTGATATGTAAAGCATTCCCGCAAGGGATACGGGTCGCAGTCAATGCGACGGAGTTTGGCATGGAGTGGCTCCTGGTGCTTAACAGTGAGCCCAATTTTGAGGTGTTGAATGATGGATCAGCCCCCAGTGGTCAAATGCACTGAGTGCTATAAAACGATGAAACCCGTCTGGGTCAATGGATTGCTCGATGGATGGGCGTGCGATTGCACAAATACTGAAAAGGCCATCCTCAGGGAGCGATGGTACAGGGAGGAAAATTATGTCGATCAAAAGGGACTCAGCTGATATCTGGTTTAGTAAGTGTGTGAGGGCTCGAGATCAGCACTGTATGGTCTGCGGTAAGCGAGAAGGTCTAGACTGCTGCCACATATACGGCAGACGCAACAAAGCCGTGAGATGGTCCATGGATAACGCGATAACGATGTGCCGCTATCACCATCGCGAGATGGGAGAGTCGCCTGCTCGTTTCATGATGTTTCTTGATGACCTGTATGGGCCTGGACACCTGGAAATTCTCAGAGAGAAGTCGAACGGGATATTTAAGACGACCAGGGAGCTGCGCCTGGAGATCGGCAAGTTCTACCGAGAGCAGTATCGACAATGGGAATCAGATCCCGATGGCTTTAACTGGATTTCATACAATTAGTGACAAAAGTGACGAAAATATAATAAATGTCACCAGAATGGTTGACGCCTATATGGGGTTTTGAGATGATTCTTTTGTCGGCGGGGGACACCGCCATCAACCAAAAGGAAACAAAAAATGTATATTTTAGTAACCCATCGCGAAATGAACGAATCAGGTGTTTTCGGTAAAGACAAAGAGGTAGCGATTGTTGACGCGCCTGATGAGCTCGATGTAATCGAATCTCTTTCCTACGCTTTTCGTTGGACCAACAACGTCGACGGCTCATGGAGCAAGCCGCGCACTTTCCAGCTCTCTAACGGCGAGATCATCCACGACAACGGCGACTACAACGAGCGTTGTAACTTCATCGCAGAAGCGCATCCAAAAGGCTACGGCGAGCGATCGACCTCAGTCGGTGATCTGATGACTATTAAGCTGTCAGACGGATGCTCAACTTGGGAAGTCATGCCAAACGGCTTCCGTCGCCTTCATCATCTTGATCAGGTCGCATAAGCGACCCTTTACCTGGAGGGTAAGTTATGAATAACCGCGTAACCAAAATCGACACCAGCAAAAAGAGCGTCATGGATCGAGTCTGTCGCTCTGCCCTGGTCAACTGCACCGATGCCGAATGGATCTACGTGATCGATAAAGCGCAAGAGGCTGGCGTTTTGCCCGAGGAGTTATTCCTCAAAGATGTGGCCGACTTTAACGAGCGAGCCAGCAAGTTCAGCGGCACTGTTAAGGCGTTCATCGCTAGGGAGGCGCGATTATGAGCCGCGCACCATCAAACATCGTGCTCGAGGCATTCCTGGCAAAGCCTGATCTGTACCTGACGCAATCAGAAATTCGAGCGATAGTCGTCGAGGTGCTGAAGTCTCGATATATCCTGGAAACGCAGTATAGGACAATGGAGGCCCTTCTTGAGGATAGAGCAGGCTTCCGTCAACTGCGCCACTTAGTGGGAGAAAATATATGATCGCCCTCAACGAAAAGATCGCCTATGGTGGCGCTGTGTTTGTTGTTTTGCTGCTGGTCGGTATAGCAGGCAGCATGGACATGGAGGACGAGATTGCAGAGCAGCAGTTCTACTGCGACCAGGTTCTCGGAGGTCACTGGCCTGACTATAAAGAGATTGCCGATGAGGTCTGCGATGCTTCGTGAGACAAAACAAGATCTCATTAATGAGGCCATGGTCCTGGATCACTTTGCGAATAAGTACGGGGCCAAGTGGACAAAGCTAGGAAACGGCGCCAAGTATCGCATCGATGCTGCCTATCAGCGAGATGGTAAGGTGGTGGCGTGGGCCGAGGTTAAGGTCTACAAAACCAAATCGCCTTTCCTTGGCGTCAATGTCCCAAAGATGATCGAAGGCTGTCAGCTGGCTCTATTCACGGGCAAGCCGTTTTTTCTGCTCTTTCATCACAATCAGCGATTCGGTATGGTCAAGATCTCTGACGGCGAGCAAGTTCTCTCTAGTCCGAAACTACGCATAGCAGGAGGAACGCCGCCAGGGAGAAAGCCTCTCGGTGACGACATAGAGCCTATGTTTAAATACAGCGAGCTTGATATCAAATGGGGGTAAGTATGGAAGGTGATATTGAATGGCTCGAGGAGGAGTGGGAAATCGCGCTCCAGGCAGCTCACACAATGACCAGGCGATGGAAAGAAGACGCTGCGATACTGTATGACTTTAGCGTGGTAAAGCTGTCGGAGAATGAGGAGCCGCCACTTGAGATAGTACGGTATTCCAATTACCTGGATAGGATGACGAGGGTAAGATCATGATGGAGTACCCGTTCGACTGCCCTATTTGCCATCAGAGATATTGGCGAGAGGAGTCTGTCGTCGAGGATGATCGATTCGACGATAGCGTTTGCTGGAAATGCGCGGAGGAGGCAGACGACTCGTAATGCTCAAGGCTAGGCGAGGTTTTATTCCTTTTGGCTTCGCCTATTTTGACCCCAAGGTTCGTGGCAGGCCCTGGGGTCTTTTTTTATGTACAATAGACCTATGGAACAGATCGTAACACTCCTATGGAGCCCAGTGGCTCCTGGTGAGATGCCTCGCGAGCCTGGCCTGTATTTGGTGGCGTTTTCTGACGGTACTGTCGAAACCTACCCAATGGAGCCAGGGGAGATCGCTGTCGGCGTCATTCGGTCTGGTAATGAAAGAGGCGAATATTGGGCGCTAAATATCGGACATCCCGACGATGGCTAAGACAGCAGCACAAAAGAATAGAGCTATAAGACAGAGCGAGCTGCGCGACTATTTATCGAGCAGGGGCTCAGTTACATACATACTTGATAACATTGAGAAAATAGAGCAGCTGGATACGGCCTCAGAGACGTTTGATAAGGAGCTGACAAAACGCAAGGTCGCCAACGAGCAGCGCCTACGCTTACTCAACAAGTATCTGCCTGATATGAAGGAAGAGCACATCATTAACGATCAAGCAGCTCCCATCGTAGTCAACATAGTTAAGCCTGATGGCGTCGATTGAGCCAACGGTTCCCCAGTATAAATACATGATGACGGGGGCAAGGTTCCCCGCTTTTGTTGCTGGGTTCGGAGCAGGTAAGACAGAGGCAGCCATCTTGCGCTGTATAACGGGCCTTCTCGCTAATCCTGGCGTGAATCGCGGATTCTATGAGCCTACCTATGACCTGATACGAATGATCGCCTGGCCGCGCTTTGAGCAGATCCTCACAGAGCTAGAGATTCCGTATAGGCTGCAAAAGACGCCTCTTAATCAGATCGACGTACAAGGCTATGGAACCATCATGTTCCGATCGATGGAGAATCCCAGCCGCATAGTCGGATACGAGCACGCAGACGCCGATATCGATGAGCTGGATACACTGAAGCGAGATGACGCTGCTCACGTATGGCGCCAGGTAATAGCAAGAAACCGCCAGAAAAAGAATGGTTTCAATACGATTGGAGTGACGACAACGCCCGAGGGGTTTAAGTTCGTATACGAGCAATGGCGAAAAGAGGCCAAGCCAGGCTATGAGATCATCCAGGCGCCAACCAAAAGCAATCCACATTTGCCTGACGGCTATATCGAGTCATTGCAGAACGCCTACCCTGATCATCTCTTGCAAGCGTACCTTGAAGGTCGGTTTGTCAACCTCACGTCAGGAACGGTATATACGAGCTACAACCGTCACGCTTGTGCGAGTGACGAGGAGATCAGAGAAGGCGAGCCGCTATTCATTGGCTGCGACTTTAACGTCACCAAGCAGGCAGCGACCGTATACGTTCAACGCGACGGTGGCCGTACCTGGCACGCTGTCGACGAGCTGGTCAATATGTACGACACGCCTGAGATGGTTAAGATCATTCAGAGTCGATACAGCGAGAACCAGGTGTATATCTACCCTGACGCAAGCGGCAAGAGCCGCAAGACTGTCGACGCTTCCAAGTCGGATATCGCACTACTGGAGCAGGCTGGTCTGTGGGTTCGCGTCAACAAGCGAAACCCTATGGTCAAGGATCGCATCCTGGCGATGAATGCAGCGCTTGAGGCTGGCAGGGTTAAGGTCAACGCAGCCAAGTGCCCAGTGACAGCCGAGTGCCTGGAGCAGCAGGTGTACAAGAATGGCGAGCCTGACAAGTCAAACGGGCGGGATCACCAGAACGACGCGACGACCTACCCGATCGCGTATGAGATGCCAATCGTCAAGCCAGTAGCTCATGTGCCCATAAGGTTTACGCTATGATAAAATTACGACTCACAATACTAGGTGACGCCCATGTCCGTTAGTAACAAGCACCCAAACTATGAGCTGTACAAGCCTTCGTGGACTAAGACGAGAGACGCTGTGAGAGGCTCAGTGGCGGTTAAAGATAAGCGCCATACCTATCTACCCGTACCCGATGCAGAGAGCAATGACGACGCTTTAGGGGCTCAGTCAGTCCGATATCGTCAGTATTTGAAGCGAGCACTGTTTACCAACTTCACGGGACGCACAAAAAACGCCCTGGTCGGTGCTGCATTCCGAAAGGAGCCCAAGATTGAGGTTCCGCCTGGATTGGAGTATTTGATCGATGACGCGAGTGGTGACGGCCTAGGCATAGAGCAGCTGGCAAAGGATGAGCTGTCAAACCTACTTGAGACAGGTAGAGCATTCTTTTTGGTTGACTATCCCCAGGCCGATGGTGATCTCTCTCTTGAGGATATCGCTCGCTTAGACCTTAAAGCGTCCGTTATTCCGTACAGCGCAGAGCAGGTGATCAACTGGTGCACCGAAACGATGGCAGGCCGCAAGGTGCTGACTATGGTCGTCCTGGCTGAGGATTATCGCTCGGGCGATGATGAGTTTGGCCATGATATGGAAGTGCAATACCGCGTACTAAGACTGCGAGAGGATGGCTATACACAGCAGGTCTATCGCGACGAGATGCCCTATAGTGACGAGATCTACCCAAGACGGTCAGACGGCAGCACCTGGGGCCGCATCCCTGGCATTTTCGTGGGTAGCAAGAATAACGACTCGACAATTGACGATGCGCCACTGTCAGATATCGCTGACGTCAATATCGCGCACTATCGCAACTCAGCCGACTACGAGGAGAGCTGCTTCATCACAGGGCAGCCCACGCTATTTATTACGCATAGCCTCAACGCCGATGAGTTCTTCGAGGCGAATCCCGAAGGCATCAAGCTGGGATCTCGTGCTGGTCATATCCTAGGGGAGACGGGCGGCGCCACTCTGCTGCAGCCACAAGCTAATCAGCTCGTTATGGAAGCGATGCGAGCGAAAGAGCAGGCCATGGTCGCAATCGGTGCACGTATCATTACCGATCGAGGCAGCAATGAGACAGCAGAGGGCGCCAGGATACGATTCGCATCGGAGAACAGCGTCCTGGGCGACATCGTGGGCAACCTATCTGCCGCACTGCAGCAATGTGTCCGATGGTGCGCTGAGTTCATGGGAACGCCTGACGAGGTAGTCATCGAGATCAATCGCGAGTTCTATGACAAGTCTGTCGATCCGCAGCTCATTATGTCGATGGTCACGCTCATGGATAGGCAGATCATCAGCGACCAGGACATCTTTAATCGCTTGAAGGCTGCAGGCATTATCGACGGCACTCGATCCCTGGAAGACGTCAAAGAGGAGCTGGGCGACCTTCCCCCAGTAATGAGCTGATGGCCAACGTCAAGACACCATCAGGCTACAGCGTCCCAGAGAAGTATGTGGCGGGACTTACGGGCCAGGCCAGGCGGTTACGCTTGCAGCAGCTTGATGAGATGCGTAAAAAAGGCAGAGTGCTGGGCGATCTGGCTGGCGATAAGAAAGCCAAGACCAGGAAAAGCAAGCACACAGCAGCGTATGAGAGGCGATATGGCAAAGGTAAATGAGAGGGCTGAGAAGGCCCTCAAGCGCAAGGCAAAGGAAGCCAATGCGCCATACGGCGCCCTCAAGGCTATCTATGTCAAAGGTATGGGCGCAGCTGTCACCTCTGGCCGACGTCCTGGCGTCAGTCCATCACAGTGGGCGATGGCTAGGGTAAATTCGGTACTCACAGGCGGAAAGGCTCGCACAGTCGACGCAGCTCAGTGGAAGCAGATACAAAAGCACCGCAAGAAGAAGCGAGACAAGTAATGGCGAAAGATCCGCGACTCGAAAGATATGGGCTGTCAGGCTTTAACAAGCCAAAGCGCACGCCAAAGCACGCCACCAAATCTCACGTCGTCCTGGCGAAAGAGGGCGATAAGGTTAAACTGATCCGCTATGGGCAGCAGGGCGTCTTGGGATCACCTAAGCGTGAAGGCGAGAGCAAGTCCGCAGCTGCCAGGCGCAAGTCATTCAAGGCGCGTCACGCAAAGAACATTGCAAAGGGTAAGATGTCAGCGGCCTACTGGGCCAATAAATCCAAATGGTGAGGTGAGATATGCCGAATGTAGCGGGAAAGAAGTATCCATATACAGCTGAGGGCAAGAAGAAAGCCGCAGCAGCCAAGAAGAAGATGAAGGCGAAGGCCAAGCCGCGTGTCGGCAAACGATGAGATCCTCAATGCTTTAACCAGGCATCAGATATTCGTTCTGCGGTATGCCCGTGGACGAGAAGAACGAGCCTCGGAGTTTATATCCGATCTACTGATGAGCGTTATCGAGCGGCTTGATCAGCCAGGACTCACGAGCTTCAGTCGGCAGCGAATACTGCAGCAAGGAGGCGACCTGTATCAATATATGCTTGCCGAGCAGGGCTCATATCGCGATGAGCTGCTCGAGGCCCTTCTGGATTTTGGCGAGTATGAGGCTGAGTTCAATGCGGGTGTGATCGGTCAGCTAGGCGTCACAGCAGCAATCCCTACGCCAGGCCAGATCTATACGGCAATGAATACAAGCCTAATCAATATACCAGGCTCCCCTGGATACTCGATGATCAGGATGCTAGACGAGTTCGACCGCCATACAAAAAATCAAATAGAAGTTCAGATCAGAGAGGCGGCTGTATTTGGTTACACGAACCAGGAGCTGGCCAAGCGCGTAGGTGATCTCGAGCCATTGCTGGGGCGCAGAGCGGCGACAGTAGCCAGGACAGCGACCAATCACGTATCGAATCAGACTCGCACGCTATCAATGCAAGAGAATGATGATGTGATCCAGGGGTATGAGTGGGTCGCGACGTTAGACGCCAGGACGAGCCTGGTTTGTATGTCCAGGGACGGCGTCATTTATCGAGACTTCGACAAAGACCCCAAGCCACCCGCGCACTTCAATTGTCGATCAACCATCACGATGGTGGTAAATCCAGAATATGACCTTGGGCCAGAGGGAGGCACTAGGCCATCCGTGGGAGCCGATGGAGTCAGCCCTGTACCAGCATCGACAACATACTCAAAGTGGCTTAAAACGCAGCCACAGAGCTTCCAGGATAAAGTTCTCGGGCCAGGAAGGGCCAAGTTATTTAGGGAGGGCAATATAACCCTGGATAAGTTTGTCGACGAGCAAGGGAGACCTATATCTCTTGATCAGCTGCGTGGCGTCGATAAGCAATTCGCGCCGATGATGCAGCAGCAGGCGACTTTTAGCGCCGATCCTGACGAGCTTACATTTACTACGCCAGCCAAGCCGCTAGGCGATATTAATCCTAGGCGTATGGAGGAGATACAACTCTTATCTGCTGCCAAAGCAAAATCGAGGCTCGAAGCATGGGCTAAGAACAATGCCGAGGACGAGAGACACTGGGGATATTCGAGATTTTATGGGCGCACCCAGGGCGCTAAATTCGATCAACTTGAATTGTTTGATGACGATACCCTGGTCGCGCTTGAGGCGTGCCTTGATGACATGGATCGGCTTTGTGATGCCTTCAACGTGCCGAGACTGCAGGGGTTTGTGAAAACAGGAGGTCGCACAAACGCCGACATGGGCGATGCGATCATGGGCATCAATCCAAATACTATGGGTGCTCGGGTTAAAGGGCTCACAAATGGAGAGCGTCGAAACAGGGATCAGTCGAAATTGAGCACCTGGACAAACGAGGGTGGGACGTACTGGTTTCGAGGTCGACCCTGGTCGGCAAGGAGTTACCAGGACAACGATTTTGATCAGTTCAGATCGACCATATTTCACGAGCTGGGCCACCACATACACCAAATGTATGGCGCAAAGATGGACGTTAAGTATGGCCGTCGTGTTTTGCCGCCCGTCGAAAAGCTGTTTCGTAGCGGTAAATACTCCGCTAAAAAGCGGAAGTCATCGTCAGAGTATGGCGATACAAATTACGAGGAGTGGTTTGCGGAAAACTTCTCGCTGTATTTCCTAGGGCGAAAGGATAAGGCTGATCAACTTTTTATCGACTTAATAGAGAAACTCCTGGAGGGAGCGTATGGATAGAGATGACGCCTGGATGGCGATCACCAAAATTACGAACAAGCGCAATGTGACCAAGGCAGATATCGCCGAAGTCAGGCGCTTGATGGCGTTTTTGCCTGATGAGCAGCAGGCAGATTTAGAGGAGTCTTTATTCCTCATTGAGAAAGCAAAGTAACGCGGCAGAGCCGCACAAACCACCAGAGGTGAATTATGGAAATTGAAGGTATCGAACTAAACGAGGAGCAGAAAGCAGCAATTGAAGCGCAGCTGCAGAGCATGGTTGAGCAGCAGGTATCTGGCTTAAAGAGCAAGAATGACCAGCTGTTAGCCGAGAAAAAGGCCAAGCAGCGCGAAGCTGAGGAGGCTCAAGAGTTAGCCAGGCAACAGGCTGAAGAAAAGGCAAAGGCCGAGAACGACTACAAACAGCTGTTTGAGGCACAAAAGTCTGAGGCTGATAGATACCGCCAGGAAATAGAGAAAATGCAGCAGGAGCGCATACAGGCGCGCATTGACGCAGAATCTGGTAAACTTGCAAGTGGATTGACCAAGGACGTGGCAAAAGCCTCGCTCTTGCAGCAACAGATAAGCCAGAGGCTTGCGTTTGTTGATGGGGAGATCCGAGTGACGGACGATAGCGGTCAATTGACTGTGTCCACACTTAGTGACCTGACAAGCAGCATCAAAGAGCGTTTACCGTTCTTAGTTGATGGGAGTCAGGCAGCTGGCGGCGGCGCCGCACGTTCAGAAGGCAGGGCCCAAGAACGATCAAGTGAAGTAAGCAGGGCCGACTTTGAGGCAATGGGGCATCAGCAGCGAGCTGAGTTCTTTGCGTCAGGCGGTCAACTTTTCGATGATTAAGGAGGCCGACAATGGCTAACGTACTTACAGACCTAGCAGCCGACATCTACAAAGCTGCTGATGTCGTGGGCAGGGAGCTAGTCGGCTTCATCCCCGCGTCAACTATCAATGCAAACGGCTCAGAGCGAGCAGCGAAGGGCGACGTCGTTCGTGCTTCATTCACTCGCGCTGCGACAGCCGTAGACGTATCTGAGGCGATGACTATCCCCGAGGGTACTGATCAGACTGTCGACAACAAGACACTGACCATCAACAACAGCCGCGCTGTTCAGATCCCATACACAGGTGAAGATGTACGTCACTTAAACAATGGTATCGGCTTCGAGACTGTCTACGGTGATCAGATCAAGCAAGCTATGCGAACACTCTGCAACGAGATCGAAGCAGACCTCGGTGAGGCAGCTGGTACAGCTACTCCAGCGGGATCAGTAGGCACTGGTGGAGTCGTTCCATTCGCGTCTAACTTCGACCTGATCGCAGACATCCGCAAGGAGCTGGTCGACAACGGTATGCCACCAAATGACGGTCAGGTGTCTCTGATCATCAACACAGCGGCTGGTGCAAACCTTCGCAACCTGGCAAACCTGCAATCAGCAAACACTGCTGGCGGCACTGACTTGCTTCGCCAGGGCGTATTGCTCGACCTGCAAGGTATGGCTCTACGCGAGTCTGGCGGCGTTTACTCTGCTGCTGGCACTGCGTACAACATCGCAATGCACCGCGCTGCCATGGAGCTTGCAATGCGCGCTCCAGCAGTTCCAAACGGTGGCGATGCAGCTGATGACGCGATTGTGGTTCAAGACCCACACAGCGGCCTCGTATTTGAGGTTCGTTCATATCGCGGATACCGCAAGTCAATGATCGAAGTAGCGGCTTCATGGGGCGTAAAAGCCTGGAAGGCTGACTTCATTGGTCATGTATTGGGCTAATACCCAGGGGCCTTCGGGCCCCATTTATTTTATTGCGAGGATATTATGGCGGAAGAGGTCACATTGATAATTGAAGATGGTTCGCTCGTATCGAATGCGAACTCGTATATCACTGTTACCGCCTGGGATAACTGGGCAACAGATCGCGGCATAACGCACAGCCATAGCGATGCAAAGATCAGCCACGCCATACTCCGCGCAATGGACTATTTTGAGTCCCTAAACTTCTTAGGACTAAAGCACACAGAGACGCAGGCGCTGCAGTGGCCTAGAGATCGCGTATTTGTCGATCACTATGACGTCGACTCTAATGAGATCCCAAAAGAAGTAAAAAACGCAATGTATGAGCTGACAAAAATCGAGCTTGATGGCGATAGCGCACTCAATCCGCAAGAGCGCCAGACAGAATCTGAGCAGATCGGCGATATTCGAGTGACTTACAGCAGCAATTCCATGATGAGAAAGCGAACGCCTGCATTCAATCACGCAGTTCGTAAAATCATCCATGGTGTAAACAGCGTGTCACGCACATGAGCTTTAATTACGCTTTACTAGCCAAGACCGCAGAGACTCTGCTGGCTAAATTCGGACAGGAGCTGACGTTCACACGGACGTCAAAGGGAGCGTATGACCCAGGGACAGGGGCGACGAGTGATACCACGTCCACATTCACCAAGAATGGCGTTTTGTTTGATTATCGCGATGCTGACTCTGCTGATCAAACTGTATTGGCTGGAGACAGGAGGCTCGTGTCTGAGGCCCATGATTATGAGGTCGGAGATACGGTCGCGATCGGTTCAGACGTTTATCGCGTAGTTTCAATAAGCACCAACCAGCCAGCAGATACCGCCCTGGTTAGCGAGCTGCAGATACGCAAATGAAGACGCTGACGGCTGCCATTAAAGACTTCGCCGATCTGCCTGAGAAGGTAGTTAGAGGCACGTTGATCGGTATGGGCAGCAAGATCATCAAGCGCTCGCCAGTAGACACGGGTCGATTCCGCAACAATTGGCAGTTCAGCATAGACGCGCCAGCGACGGGCAAAGATCCTGGCGCAGGCAATGAGATTAACCTGGTGAATACAGCCACCAAGATGGTCGCAGGAAACACGTTCTATATGACCAACAACCTGCCGTATGCCGAGCGGATCGAATATGGCTGGTCGCAGCAAGCACCGCAGGGCGTTGTCCGCGTTACTCTCGGCGAGTACAAGACATTCATTGAACAGGCGTCAAAATAATGACGGTATTTAATGACATACAGGCAGCTTTAGACACGCAGCTCGCCACGATTACAGGGACGCCAGTGGCATTCCCTAATATCCCATATACACCGCAGGCTGGTACGACCTACCTGCGAGCAGCATTCCTACCAGCAGACACTATCCAGGCTTCCCTGGGCGGCTCTGGCAAGGATGAGACCAATGGTATTTACCAGGTCGATGTCGTCGCACCTCGGGGCTCAGGGAGACCGTCAGAGGTGGATACAGTGGCTAATACGTTCAAGAGAGGTACAGTTTTGACGTATAATAGCCAGAGCTTGCGAGTTCGATCAGTTTCGATCGGGCCCGCTATTTTGGACGAGGAGTGGTACTTCGTGCCCGTCTCGATAGACTTCCAGACATATACTGAGGCCAGAACATGACATTCGCAAACGGTGCACAGCACAGCCTACACTATATCGCGGAGACCACGTATGGCACGACGCCGTCGACTCCCGCGTTTTCCCCACTTCCACACACAGGAACGACCCTCAACGTATCCAAGGATGCCGTCGAGAGCGAGAAGCTGAGAGGCGATCGCATGGTTGAAGACTTCCGTCACGGCAACAAGACCGTGGGCGGAGAAGTCACTTGTGAGCTGGAGTATGAATCATTCGACGACCTGATCGAGGCGGCCCTATGTGGCACCTGGGCTCTCGACGTACTCAAAGCAGGCACGACTCGCCGATCCTTCACGATACAGCGTAAGTTCGCTGACCTGGCTACGCCTGAGTTCCACACGTACAAGGGCTGCGAGATTAACTCGATGGCTTTGTCAGTGTCGCCAAACGCCATGGTCGGCTGCACGTTCGGCGTAGTCGGCAAGGACTTGACGCTAGGAACGGCAGCAATCACTGGCTCCACGTTCTTAGCTGATGCTGGCAAGGTTCCATTTGACTCATTTACTGGGTCAATAAGCGAAGGTGGCAGCTCAATCGCGACGGTCACGTCGGTCGAGTTCACCCTGGAGAATGGCATCGAGCCGTTGTTCTCGGTTGGCAGCCAGACTACAAACCGCCCATCGATTGGCCGATCTCGAGTCACTGGCACGCTGACCACGTACTTCCAGAGCAAGACGCTATACGAGAAGTTCTTGAACGAGACATCGTCTAGCATCACGCTGACTCTGACAGACCTGGATGGCAACAGCTACGAGTTTGACTTCTCAAACGTGAAGTACAACAGCGGACAGCCTGACGTGTCGGGTGAGGGTGCTGTGACGATAGCGATGGACTTTGTTGCGCTGTACGACAGCTTAGACGATTCGCAGATCAAAATTACTCGTACTAACGCCTAATGGACTTCGCGCAGTTAGCTACAGCCCAGGCGCACGCGCAGGGAGCTGAGTGCAATATCAAAAATCCACTCAACGGAGAGCCCACAGACGTGTTTATCACGATCATGGGGGCCGACTCCCGCGAGTGGAGAGCTGCCAAGAAATCACAGACGTCTCAGATACTGAAGGCTAAAAGCCAAGGCAAAGAAGACGGCTTAGACTTCGACAAGATGGACGTCGACGCCCTAATTTCTGTGACGCTTGATTGGCGCGGTATTGTCAAAGACGGCGAGGACTACGAGTTCAGCAAGAAGAACGCCCGAGAGCTATACCAGGACGCACCTGGCGTAGTCGGTCAGCTTCTCGAGTTCCTGGGTACTGGCGAAAATTTTATAAGCGGCTGACCGATGAGTTCGTGGCGTTCGGTCGGTGGTGTATGTGGATTCACTCGCACCCTGATGGCTCTGACATCAGCCGATTTGAAACGCTGAAACAGGTCGAGAAAACGACGGGCGTCACGCCGCCAGACCTCTTATCAGCGCCAAGACTGAGCACCGATCACGACGATGCCTGGAAAGCGTATACGTCGTTGCCGACTCACTCATATGTAGAGATAGCGGCATATGAGCAGCTCACGGGTGTAAAATTGGACCCCTGGGAAGTCAGCGCGATCATTGGGCTGAGTAAATATCGAGGAGCGCCACCAGTATGGCCACTGAAGTCGGATCATTAACGCTAAAAGTCGACACGACAGGTGTCAAAAAAGGCAAGGCGGACCTAGATAAGTTCAGCCAATCAGCCGCTGCTGTCGAGGAAGCGATCGAGGACATCGAGGAGGCGGCGAAAGGCGCCATTCCTCCACTGGAAAAGCTCCCCGAAGCAGTAGGTGGAGCCATCCCCCCAGGATTACCACCAGCAGCAAACGATGCAGGCGACCGAATCGGCGGTCTAGGCCGAAAAGCTGGTATGGCTGGCATCCAATTCGAGCAGCTGGCTGGTCAAATAGCTGCTGGTCAAAACCCCATGCGAGCGGTCGGCGTCCAGGCGGCTGACTTGGGTTTCGTTTTAGGCGTGCCACTGCTCGGCGCTATCGTAGGTATTGGCGCTGCAGTCGGTAGCGTATTGATTCCCGCGATGATGGGCGCCGAAAAGTCGGCAGACGATCTCGAGGAATCCCTCACAGATATCGGAAAGATCATGTCGGAGGATGCAGCTACTGGGGCGATGAAGCTCAGTGACTCATTCCTTAGACTAGCGAAAACAAGCCGCAACCTGGCGGAAATCGAGCTTCGCGTGAAGTACGTGGAGGCGCTGCAGAACGCTACAGCAGCCCAGCAACTAATGATCGATAGCCTTGATGAATTGAGCGTTACGCACCTAACAGCAGGCGGCATGGCGAGGGGCAACGAGACTCGTCTGAAAGCATATGCCGAGCAAATGGGCATATCCACGGAACAAGCCAACAATCTGCGCCTTGCAATTGATTCGATGGCGGCTGGCAATGAGGGCGCTGCTGCATCTGTCACCGCGATGGTCAATGAGCTATTGCAGGTCGACGGTGTCACTGACAAGTTCGCTCAAATGGCTCTGCCTGTATTGCAGGCGGCAATGACAATGCAGACCGCAGAGGAACAAGCGGAGTTTTTGTCGAAGGCCCTGGCGGATATACCAGGCGCGATACAGGACGCATCGGAATCAAGCTCAGAGTATGCAAACTCAGCCCAGGGCATGATTGCCGCGATGGAGGAGGAAGCGGCCACGGCGGGGCTTACAGGCCGCGCTCTCGCTATTTTGTCAGTAGTAAGACAGGCTGAGGCCGAGGGATTCGCTCCCGAAAAGATTGCCGCACTTGCACAACGAGCTGGCGCCCTATACGACGAAGCACAGGCTGCTGAGGCGGCTACAGCGGCCATTGAGAATAAAGCAAAAGCCGAGGCAAAGGACGAGAGCAAGAAAGCTGCAGAGGCAGCCAAAACACTCGAAATGATCATGGCGCTCAATGATACTGAGATAGAGGCGCTGGAGAGAAAGGAGACAAGGCAGCTTGAGATACTCAACGAAAGGCTCGAGGCAGGCAAACTCGCACAAGAGGAATACGAGGCTGCAGTCACTGAAATCGCGGAACACGGGGCTGCACGTCGTGCTGAAATCTCAGAGAAGGAAGCGGCAGATCGAGGCCAGGGATCTCTCGAGCTGACAGACGCACTGATTAACATGGAGAATCTGTTATTTGACGCGAAGGATAAGAAGTCAAAGGCAGCTTTGCGGGTTGCCGTAAACCTGGCGAGCGCAGAGAAGCGCGAGAACGCCAAGAAGATCATGTCGGACGCATACACGGCAGCCATGTCCGCATACAAGTCGCTGGCTGGCATACCCTTCATAGGCCCAGCATTGGGCGCTGCGGCAGCTGCTGCAATTCTGGCTACTGGCGCACAATACGCGACACAATCGCTCACAGGACGCGCTCTAGGCGGTCAGGTGCGACCTGGCGAGTCTTATATGGTCGGTGAGCGTGGACCCGAAATACTAACGATGGGCAATGGCGGCGGATCTATCACCCCAAACGAGGCTATCAGAAACGAGAATAGCCAGACCGTAAACAAGACGGCAAATGTATCGTTTAACATATCAGCAAATGACACCCAGGGATTTGATGAACTACTGGTGCAACGCAGAGGCGTAATCATCAGCGTGATCAATGAGGCCCTAAATGATCAAGGGAGGCCGTCACTAGCATGAGTTATCCAACAGATCCCGAGTTCTCACGGGTTAGCATTACGTCCAGGCACGCCACAGTTCGCTCTGAGGCACGAAACGGGCGCACCCAGGTACGATCCATAGGGTCGCAGCGATGGGCCCTTACAGGGCGTTATAACGACCTTACACGGGCACAGTTTGCGCCTATCTTTGCGTTTGTTATGTCTCAGGAAGGCGGTGTCGAGGACTTTACTGTCGTGCCACCCGTGATAAGTGACTCAAGCGGCACTAGGACGGGCGCTATGGCGGCAGTCGGAGCGCATACGGCTGGTGACACTACAGTAAGGGTTGACGGTGGTACTGGCACAATTAAAGCTGGTGATTTCGTTAAGTTCGCAAGCCATGACAAGGTATATATGGTCACTGCTGACTTTAGCTCGCTATCTGCAAATCTAAGCATACAGCCAGGACTGATCGCTGCGGTGCCTGATAATTCAGCCCTGACGTACAATAACGTGCCGTTTAAGGTTCGCCTGGAAAATGAGGTCCAGCAGTGGGCTCTCTCGGGTTATGATAGGTACAACTTTGAGATCGACTTCATTGAGGTGCTCTAATGCCGAGAGGGTTAAATTCCACACTAAAGACAGAGCTGGCTAAAGACGGCTTTAGATTATGTAATCTAATATATATTGACGTAGGTAGTGGCATACGCCTGACCGACTACGCGCACGATATCACGTACAGCTCAAACACCTACTCGGTCAGTGATCACGTTTTGAATGTGGGCGAGCCTAAAGAGTCCAGGGAGCTGCGAGTCAATACGATGTCACTGTCGCTCTCAGGTGTAGAGCAGACCTATATCTCGCTATTCCTCAGTAGCGACTATGTGAACCGTCAAATCCTGGTGCAAAAAGCAGCGATTGCAGCTGATGGTTCTATTGTTGGCGCGCCGTTCATTGCGTTTGATGGACGCTTGACTCGTTTCGAGGTCACAGAGCGTAAAACCTCATCGGAGGTCATAGTCGAGGCAGCAAGTCACTGGGCAGACTTTGATAAGAAATCAGGACGCCTGACAAACAATAATTCGCAGCAGCAGTATTTCCCTGGCGATGTCGGGTTTGAGTATGCAGCGAACACAATCCGAGACTTGAAGTGGGGCCGTAAATAATGGGTATTTTTTCCAGCATCATAAAAGGCATCACGGGACTACTGGGCGACATCGTCGGCTTTTTGATTGGTGTCGACTTTGACGACTTTGACGATCAGGCCCAGGGCGCACTGGTAAACAAGCAAAGCAACATCGACCCTATACCCGTCGTTTATGGCAGCAGAAAGGTCGGCGGTGTCCGCGTGTTTGTGTCTACTGGCGGAGAGAAAAAGAACGAGTATTTATACATGGCGATCGCTCTATGTGAGGGCGAAATACAGGCCATCGATCAGATCTATGTAAACGACAAGCTGCATACGCACTCGGACTATAGCGGCTTGATATCGGTCACTAAAAAGCTCGGAACGGACGGGCAGCAATATGCCAGCTTGTTGGCAGGGGCAGACGATAACTGGGGCGCTAATCACAGGCTGCGCGGTGTTGCATATCTCGCAATACGAATTAAATACGACCAGGACGTTTTCGGTGGCATACCAGAGATTCAGTGCGTTATTAGAGGCCGCAAGGTTTACGACCCTCGGACATCCACAACGGCCTATAGCAACAATCCAGCGCTATGCTTGCGCGACTATCTGACTAATACGCGATACGGCAAGGGCCTACCGACTAGCGCCATCGATGATACAAAATTCATCGCAGCAGCGAACGAATACGACGGCACAGTCACGTCATACACTGGCGGCCCATCGATCACTCGTGTCGACTGCAACGCTCGCCTGGATACTGGCAAGACTGTATTCGATAACGTCAAAGAGATGCTGCAGGGTATGCGCGGATTGCTGCCATACACCGATGGCAAATATGGCCTGATAGTCGATAAAGAGGAGACGAGCACATTCGACCTCACGCCTGACAATATACTGTCCGATATAACGGTTACAGACGCGGGAAAGGGCAAGCGCTTCAATCGCGTCATAGCTAAATTCCCGAATCCTCAAGCCAACTGGCAAATGGATTCCGTCACCTATCCCGTCAAGTCGACAGACCCGAATAGCGATTTCCTGACGTTTCTGAGCGAGGACAATGACGAGGAGCTGGTACGCGAGATCAACCTCAACACGATCACCAGCCTGTACCAGGCCAGGGAGATGGCCAGGATCGTATGTGAGGCGTCCAGGCGCAATACTCGATCAGTAACGCTTACAGCCACGTCAGAGGCCATGGATATCGCTGTGGGCGATGTTGTGCGATTGGAGCAGCCAAGCCTAGGGTGGACAGGAGCGGCCCGTCAGCTCATGCGTGTGGTCTCTACGCGGATCAAGGATAGCGGCGAAGTAGATCTGCAGCTGATCGAATATAACAACGTATACACCTGGTTTGAGGGTGATGAGGAGCTGGACAACCAGGATACGACACTACCGAACCCGTTTGATGTTACGGCGCCTACATTGCCAATCGCCAGTGAAGACTCGGCGCTCGGTCCTGATGGTAGCGTTCAAACAGCTGTAACCCTAAGCTGGACAGAGGCGGATGACGCATTTGTCAGCGAATACGAGGTGCAATGGGCTCTTACAAGTGCGTCGACATATAGCAATTTCGTGCGCACCAGCGAGACTACGGTCGACCTGTTTGGGCTCAAGGTTGGATCTGAATACACATTTAGAGTTAGATCAATTAACACGCTGGGCGTTCGCAGTGGCTTTGTGACGGAAACCAGGACGCTGATAGGCGATACGACTGCACCTGGTGCCGTTACCCTGGGCGGAATTACTGGCGGCATTCGCGCTATTACAGCGACCTGGACTAACCCAACCGATCTCGACTATGCGTTTACTGAGGTGCACGTCAAAGATGCCAACACAGTGCCATCGGTCGGTGACTCGCCGACACGGAAGATCGCAGGCGAGGAATACATTCATCCAGTAGGTGCTGGCGAGATAACCAAATACTTTTTTCTGCGAGCGGTCGACTTCTCAGGCAATAAAGGGTCATTTACAGGAACCACCAATAACTCAGGCACATCGGTCACGGCAACTCAGTCAGACTTAGGCGACGATTCGGTTGGCAGTAATCAGATTGCCGATGGCGCAGTCACGACTGCTCAGATAGCAAGCGGCGCAGTCACTATTACAGAGATTGAAACATCTGTCGCCGATCTAATTAACGGTGCGGCTCAGGCTGTTGATGTTCTAAATGTGCAAGTAGAGTCGGGCGATGTCTTAGACCTTGAGACAGGTCAGGACGTGCTGATTCAGAATCTTGGTGATGTGGCGATCTTTGTCAATGAAAGCAATCAGACAATTAACAACAGCATTAACACGACTAACACGACGCTGGCAAACCTTGAAGCGACTGTAGTTGATTTAACTAGTGGAACGAGCGATATATTCGTACAGGCTTCAGCGCCAGTTGCAGGCGTTGGCGGTGTTCCTGATCCAATACCGACTTTCTCTCGATGGTATGACTCAGATGATAGCAATGAGCCTTATTACTGGGATGGCTCTGCATGGCAGTCACTGGCTGACCCGCGTATTGCGAGCAACGCGTCGGCGATCACGACGCTACAGTCAGGGCTAAACACAGCAAACTCGAACATATCCGCGAACTCAAGCGCCATCAGCGTACTCGACACAACCACAGTCAGTCAGGGCAACTCGATCACCACGCTATCGAGCGACGTTACGACGTTACAGTCATCTTTGACGACCACACAGTCAGGTCTATCGACGGCACAGACAGATATCACGACGAACGCAACGGCTATATCAGGACTCGATACGCGGGTCAGTTCAGCCGAGGGGTCTATCACTTCGATCACGTCGAATATTACCCAACTGCAATCGGACCTGACTTCGGCAGAGGGCGACATATCGACGAACTCAACCGCTTTGAGCGGGTTGACCACACGCGTTACGACCGCTGAAGGCACTATATCCAGCAACACAACAGACATCACCGCGCTAGAAAGCACTGTCAACAATGTATCGACGGGAGTCGTAGCCACATCCAACGCACTTGGCGCACTAACGACGCGGGTTACAACCGCAGAAAATAGCATCGTAACGAATGCAACAGATATTACGTCGCTAGAGGTGACAGTCAACGATGCAACGTCGGGAGTTTTAGCAAACGCCAGCGCGGTAAGTTCACTCGATACGCGTCTTACTTCTGCTGAAGGGTCTATTACTTCGCAGTCGTCATCTATCACGGCACTCGAATCCACTGTCAACGATGGGACGACGGGTGTTTCCGCTAACGCAAGCGCTATATCGACGCTTGATACCAGAATCACGAGCGCCGAAAACGATATCACGAGCCTAAGCGCAAGCAACATAACCGCCCTAGAGGTTGCCGTTGAGGACTTAACCAAGATTCAAGGCGAGACAGATGATGTTATTACCACAGAGGCAGGTAACGACCTTCTACTTAATTTGCCAACCGATGTGGCTACTGCCACGAGTGCCGCAACGAACACGCTCGATTCGCGAATTACGTCGGCAGAAGACACAATAACGACGCAGTCAACAGACATAACAGAACTCAAGTCGGACCTCACGACCTTAAATGGCGAATCATCAGCCAACGCCACCGCCATTGACAGCTTAACAACCCGAGTCACTGCTACCGAATCATCTATCGTTGCTCAGTCGTCAGATATAACCTCACTACAATCAGGGCTTTTAACGGCACAAGGCGACATCTCTAGCAACTCTAGCGCTATCAGCGGATTGACGACACGCACTACTGCGGCAGAGGGCGAAATATCAACACTAAGCAGTTCGGTAATAACGCTACAATCAGATTTGTCAGATGCTGAAAATGAGATAAGCGCTACCTCAACAGCGCTGTCGAATTTAACTACGAGGGTAAGTTCAGCCGAGGGGTCGATTACTTCTCAGGCATCGGATATTAGCTCACTACAATCCAGCCTTTTGACGACAAATAGCAATGTCAGCGCCAACGCGACAGCCATCAGCGGAATCGATACACGAGTTACAAGTGCAGAGGGGTCTATCACTTCGCAGGCATCGGACATCAGTTCTTTGCAATCCAGTTTGTCAGATGTTGAAAATGATGCGTCCGCAAATGCGACAGCAATATCAGGATTAAACACACGGGTCACAAATAACGAAGGATCTATCAGCTCACAAGCTACATCTATAGCTTCACTGCAAGTAGACCTGTCAAATGCTGAGTTAGATATCGCAGGGAATTCGACGGCTATTTCTGGAATCGACGTAAGGCTGACAAGTGCAGAAGGCACGATAACAAGTCAGGCAAGCGATATCACAACGCTACAGTCTGATTTGACGACCGCAGAGGGCAGCATATCAAGCAATGCTACAGCAGTGTCTGGACTTACAACGCGAGTCACCACGGCAGAAGGTAATATCACCTCTAACGCGTCAAGCATCACCGCGCTGACATCTACTGTAAACGATCCTACAACGGGACTTGCGGCTACTGCGGCAGTTGCTTCTGGCGCATCGACCACAGCGTCGGCTAACAGCACCTCAATTACTGACCTAGAAGCGGAAGCGTATTTAACCGTCAGTGCTGGTGGCAACGTCTCAGGCTTTAAGGCTACAGCAGATGCCACTGGCTCTAGCTTTACAATACAGGCAGACAGATTTGCGCTTGTGTCTACAGATGAGTCACAGACGACGACACCATTCGCAGTTGATACGACTACAGGAACGGTCAGCTTTAGCGCTAATGTCGAAGTCGATGGTGACTTAATAGCTACAGGCTCAATAAGCGGCGGAGCCATTGGCAATGGGCAAGTAGGAACAATCACGGTTGCCAGCAACGCGATCACCCTATCTCAAAATCAGCGGTTTACAAATACAACGGCGGCAAACTCGTCGACTTATGTCACGCACTTTACTAGCTCTTATTTTAATATTGATGATTACACTGACCCCGTTTTCGTTAGGTTTACGAGCTTCTTGTATCCTCGTGCAAGTGGCGGCGGGTTGATGCTTAGCGCTTATGCGCGAGCAAATATCAGGACACAGCTTCTCTGCTATAACTCGCTAAATACGTTAGTACAGACACTGACAATCACAACCTCAAATATTTACAGCGGGGCGGCAACGACTAACGGCCTTACGTTCTTGAACAGATTTACAATCACGAACTCATCTGTCGTCAAAGTGAAGGCAAGAATGCAATTTAACAAAGCAGGTGGCACGTCAGACACAACGGCGCTTTTCTCGGGCGACGTAGAATTCAACGTGCTAAAGAGGTAAGCATGGCGCAGAAGCACTACTTTATTTTTAACGATAGGTCAGTATGGTCACAGAGTTTATTGACGGCTGACGAGGCTCGTATTGCCTCTGTGCTGGACGATAACGAAAGCTATGTAGAGGTCAGCGATCAAGAGCTAGAAAGCCTACAAAGCGATTTAGGGGCCGATCTGGGCATAGCTGACAATGTGATGGTGATTGACGGTGTCCTTACTGCTAGGCCAAGCAAATGGCACACATACGATGACGGGCTAGTTGATGGCAGTGACGCAGAAAAAACTGCTGACGTTTTACGAGAGGTTCGCAATTTGCGAGACTTTTATCTTACATCAAGCGATTGGACGCAGATGTCAGACAGCCCATTAAGTACGGCAAAGAAAGCGGAGTGGGCAACGTACAGGCAAGCGTTACGAGATATGCCTGCAAGCAATTCAGATGTGACGGACGAGTCAGAAGTGGTATGGCCTAACAAGCCAGATTGATCGTCATAGTGTAAAATTAACCCAACTATTTAAAAGGTTATTGAGATGTCAAAAATCAGCGAATTATCAGATGGCGGCGTAATACAAGGGGGCGACACGCTTATCGCTGTTCGCTCAGGTGGTAACGTCAAAGTAACTTACGGCGGCACAACAACCGCAAACATTGACGGCGGAACTATTGACGGCACAGTCATTGGTGGGACTACGCCTGCGGCAGGTTCGTTTACGACAGGCTCGTTTACTGGAGACGTGTCCTTCGGCGACAATGACAAGGCCATCTTTGGTGGGGGTAGCGACTTAAAAATTTATCACGATGGTAGCGATAGTTATATTGATGATACTGGAACAGGAAGACTGCGATTAAGAGGTGCGGCTGATATTGTTTTAGCGCATCCAACAAACGGAGAAACATACGCTACTTTTTCTGCAAACGGTGCAAACACTTTTTATTACGACGGTTTAGCCCGTCTAGCCACCAGCGCCACAGGCATAGACGTTACGGGTACGTTGCACGTAGACGGTTTTGATTATTCATATTTTTCTACAAACGTCGGTTCGGCAACTTTAGATAACGCTGAACAAGGCTTAGCTATTGGTTGGAATAAATCTTCTGGTGGCGGAGAAACTGTTCTTATTGCCAATCAAGGTGCTGGAAGTGTTGGAGGCATGGCGTTTGCCACAAATACCTCTACAGGCTCCTATAACGAACGCATGCGCATCGACAGCTCAGGACAAGTCAGGCTATCAAACACCACTCCAGTCTGGGACACAACTTTTAGTTCGCTTGTCACTAAAGGCGGCTTTACAGGTTCACAGTCCACTAGTTATTTATATAGCGGACAAAATGTTTATTACAACGGCGGCTTTAAATACAGTACCTCATCGACCGCAACGCTGTACGAGCAGTCGTTTGGTAATCATATTTTTTACAACGCACCCTCTGGCACAGCAGGTAACGCTGTATCGTTGACCCCTGCCATGCGCATCGATGCAAGCGGCAACTTGCTTGTGGGAAGAACAACTACACCTCCGACCGCTGATGCAAAGATTGCTATAGGGGGTACAGGCAATACTGCTGTTCAAATAACAAAAGATGGCGTTATTGCTGGCAGGGTTATGGCGGTAACAACGGGATTAGCTTTTGGGGTAGATGGTAGCGACGGCGCTACAGAACGCATGCGCATCGATGCAAGCGGCCACCTCATTGTTCCTAACGGAGTAACGCTAGGCACAGCAGTCGGCACGTATGCGGCGGCGAACACGCTAGACGACTACGAAGAAGGGACGTGGACTCCAACTGTTGTTTATAGCGGCACAAGCACGCCAACGCAGTCCGTTCAGTTAGGAAGATACACAAAAATAGGGCGTATGGTTCAAGCGCAAGCGTACATTTCTTGGAATGAAAACGGATCAACAGGAGATATTACAGTTAGCGGACTACCTTTTACGTCTTTAGATTCATTCGCTAGGGCTATTCCGTCTATTTTTAGTTTCGGATTAACAGGATTGACAGAGAATGTTTCCGTTACAGGTTTTGTAAACAACAATAATACAACAATAACTTTGTTTCTAAACAATAATGCCGCAACATCGCTGTCTGCAACTTACACAGACGCAGATCAAGATATGTATATAACTGTAACTTACGAATCAGCTTAATTATCTCAAGTGGACTCTTGAGACGGACTAAAGGAGAAAGACAATGGCATTAACAGAAGCAAACATCGAAGACAAAATTGAAGTAGTAGGCGACTACAAAGCGGTACAGGTTCGTACTGCACGAGTCATCTATGACGACGGCGTAGAAATTAGTCGTAGCTTTTCACGACACGTACTGCAGTGTTCTACCAAGTCAGGTGACACATGGTCAAACACGGACATTTCAGGCGAAAGCACTGAGGTACAAGGTATCTGCAATGCAGTATGGACTGACGCTGTACGCACTGCTTATCAAACTGCTATGGACGCACAAGGAGCAAACTAATGGCTACATGGACAATCGCAAACCTTGAGCGTAACTTGGCAGACGGCGGTGTAACCGTTGCACACTGGCGTGTTACTGAATCTGAAACTGTTGGTACTGGTGACGACGCTGTGACCTACACTGCATCATCATACGGTACGTGTGGGTTTACACCTGACGCAGACGCTGATGGCTTTGTTGCTTATGACAGCCTGACAGAAGCTGACGTACTCGTATGGGTACACGCAGAAGTTGATCAGGACGCTACTGAAGCGGCACTGACAGCCAACATTGAAGCTCAGAAGAATCCTGTCACTGGCTCTGGGATGCCTTGGTAAACGCTATGTGGACTTATAAATGCAAAGCAGGAACGTACACAGAAGACACTTTAGTTGGACTCGTGTGGCTTATCTTTACACATAGGCTTCATCACTTGTTTGCTGAAGGGCGTTTTGTAGATTAATTAACCACAACTAAGAGTAACGACGATAGGATGCCTTGGTAATGGAAACTATTTCTGACATCGCCAACATAGCAACAGCCGTTATCTCAGTAGCGTCTATCATCGCGGCTGTAACGCCTACACCGAAAGATGACGTTTGGATTGCCAAGCTCTACAAGGTGCTAGAGGTTCTAGCTGTAAACATCGGCAAAGCAAAACAGTAGGAGATAATGAACTGGGCAAACATGACAAGACCCCACTCACAGTAAACGCTAAAGAGTACTTAGTTGCAGACATTCACGATCAGCAAAAGACTGTGTTTGATCACATAAAAGACATAAACCGCAAACTATCAACCCCCACCT